GCCCAGGTCAAAAATACGAGGACCAAATTCTTCAGCATCTTCACCCTCAATAGCTTCAGTAATAATTTTTTGAAGCTGCTTACCATAGCGAAGAATTTTTACCTTACCGTTATTATCCGGGTTGGCTGGGTCGTCGATAACGTATACATTAACAAGCCATTTTTCCAAACGGCGAATCGCTTGCATTTTTTCTTTCTCTTCTTCACTGCCAGTTCTAAGAGTCTTAAAACGCTCTTCAGCGATTGGATCACGTTCTCCAAACGTTTGCGGGCTTAGCGTTTGAACATATTGACCAGTAGCAAAAGAATTCCAGCCATGATTGTAATAATGAAAAAATGTCTTGCTAGGATCTTTTGCAAAAGGCAAAAGTCTTACCGTAAAGGTATTACCTACCTTTGTCTGCATAATTTCGTTGTATGTAGCAGAGCCCTTACTCTCGGAGCTTGCTAACGCGTCTTTAATTGATTGAAACATTGAAGTATTAAAAGTACTCATGCCATAATTATAGGACCTGCAAAGAGAATTTCAACAGTTTTTTACAACTGTATATCCGAATTTGAATTAAGGAACTTAGTAATATATTTTGACTTTGTTATTGCCGGCTCAAAGTCAATGAATAGTTTTACTATGTCGAAATTAGTCTCGATAGTTAAAAGATCCTTTAATATATTCCTTAATCGTTCTTCCTGTAAGACTAAAATAAAAATATTTTGTAGAGATAATTTTTTGCCTTTTAACATTGAACAAAACGTACAAAAACAAAGTAATAAATGCTCCGTCTCATCGTGTATTAAAGTTTTTGAAGGGTTTGGGGATATGTTAGATGTAGTTAGCACGGTACAAATGTTTTGGTTAAGTTTGCAAATTGTTCAGTTAATTTACCACCGGCTGCCGAAGCGTGCCCACCGCCCTCACAAAGTTTTTTAGCTAATATACTTACATCAACATCACTTTCCTTTGAACGTCTAAATGAAACAGTCTTAGCCTGTGTATTAACTATTACACTAATATCAGTATTATACTTTTTGATTAAGAAATGAGATAGCTCGTTAATTGCGTAATTTGCAAAAGTCGCTACTATACTATAGTCCTTTATCATACCTGTAAATACTTGACCGCTATCTATCTGATCTTTAAATTTTTTAAAATACAGCTTAATAGCATTTTTTTCATGAATTGTAAATTCTCTATACCCATCAATAAATGCTGCAATAAACTTTTCTGTTTTTGGAGAATTTAAATTGTAATAAATAGCATTTAACTTTAAAGACTCTTTATACTGAGTATTATACCAGTCATATGTACCAATATATTTTATTAAAAGTTTTTGTTCTTTAGTTAGCCCTTGTAAATGTTTACTAAATTTATCATAAATTAAATCTACACAAGAATAGTAGCTATCATCTAATATAGGTTTAGCTCGAAGATAAAGATGTTTATGCTGCGCGTGACCTCTATGTGAATCTATTATAACAACATTATCTCTATCAGCTAACTTAATTTGTTCCGGAGTTAAATCTAGGTCAACAATATAAATCCTATCATAATGATCTAATGTTTGTAACGCGCCTTTAAATTTACCGGTAAAAGTATACTCTGTAACATCATTAATACTAAATGTTTTAGCATCTTTATATAACCACTTTAGTACAAGGGTAGCACCTGCTCCATGTAAATCAGTATCTGTCCATACTTGGATATTCACTTTCCATTATTTACTAAAAGTTCCTTATTGTGCAAGTCCTGCCAATACGTTAAGTGTATCGTCCATATCCTCGCCAATTTCTATATCATCTGCTTGTTCAATAGTAAGAGTAGAGTAATCAATTCTCATAGCTTGAGTATTACCCCTCGGTCCGTATCGATTTTTCATCATACCTAAACGTATAACTCCTATTCCTCTATCTTCTTCATTCTGGAAGATAGAGATAATAGCATCAGCAGTAGCAGCTAAACCAATAGATTCAGAAATAGTTGCTAAGTCAGGATTATCTGTATCAAACCCAGCTCTATTCAACTGAGTAGCTGAAATAATAGGACAATTAAACAAATAACTCATCGCACGTACTTGCTCTGTTACATGCTTAATACGTTCATATGAATTATTACCCACGGTAGAGTGCATTAGATTAAGGTAGTCTAATACAATTGCATCTAGCTTTATACCCTGCTCTTCAAACTTTTTGATAAACGCTTTAAGTTGGTTAGCTGTAATAGTTGCAGGCGGAAACTCTTTAATAAAAATTTTACCATCTTCATTACTCATACCATGCTTAATACTAGCAGAGTTTTGAGCTAGTTCTTTCATTGGAATCTTAGTAACGTTACTACAAATACGTCTAGCATACAACAGCTCAGACATTTCTAAAGTAACCAATAGAACGTTCTTACCTTCTTCAGCTATATTACTAGCAATGTTACCTAGAAAGATAGATTTACCAATATTAGTTTCACCAGCAAAGACATACAGTGCCTTACCCGCTTCTAGAAAGCCTCCACCTAAACAATTATCTAACCATTCCCATTTACTAGGAACATATCTCTCTACTGAGTTAAGATCATCAATAAGCTTATCAACATCACCGTAAAAGTCTAAGCCAAGATCAGTTACGAGATTAATATTACAAGACTTTTCAAACTTATCTAACACAACGGACGTATCTACTTTACCACTCGATACATCTTCAGCAACATTTAACATTGTATGGTAAACAGCCTTCTCTTTAAGGAACTGCTCGGTATTATCATACAGTTCGTCTTTATCTAATGTGTTATCAATATCGGAAAACGACTTAACAAGTTCCTTAAACGACTCTTTCTGCTCGTCAGAAACAAGATAAGATTTTATTTCAGTAGCAGTTGGAAGTTTATTTCTATTTTCAGAAAACTCTTTAATAATATTAAAGATACTTGCAATCGATTTATTCTTAAAGTACTCAGGCTTAACAAAATCAGCAATAGAAGCCAAATAACCACTATCAGTAAGAGACTTATAAATGAGAATATTTTCGAAATAATCTAGGTCTAACTTACTCACAACTTTATGGTATTATATTTTATTTTGTTTTCCACTTGTCTAAAAACCACTCCTGTCCTTGATTAAATTCTTCTGTAAATGATGTCAACCCCGGAGAATTATGAGTTACTAATATATCACCGACACCTAATTTAAACCCGCTCTTATGACATTGCATAGAATAATCTAAATCATAAAAATGCCATTTGGCGGGGCAGTCTTCATCAAACCGAGTTTGCTCAAATACTTTTTTCTTTATTGCCAGAAACACTCCATCTAAAAGAACAACGCGCTTAGGGTAAGACCCGAACGATGTCATATGTTTATCGTCTTGTGTGCCATGTGCTACAGCGCCAAATAAGTTTCCAGAACCGAACCCACCGCCCATTATATGCCAAAGAGCTGGCGTTTGTAATTTTACTTCTGTTGTACCAGCACAACCTACAATATCAAATTTTTTAAAGAGTCGCTCTAATCTTTGTTCTGAAAAGTTTTCTAAAATAACATCATCGTGAACAAGTACTAGATGCTCTACGTTTTCCTGTAAAGCAAAATCAATAGCTTCATTATAAATTTTATGAAGCGACTTTTTATTGTTTTCCTTTATAAAAATATCAATATCCTGTTCCTTACATGTATTGTAAAGTATTGAATCTTCTTTTTTACCTGCTGTAGCAGAAAATATAAATGTGTTGCTCATACAAATGTAAATGGTGATTTTGTTTCAAAGGTTCCAACTTTATTCCATCGTTTTGTTTTTTTGTTTAGCTTCATTATAACGCCTTCCTGTAGAACCTTATAACCAGCACCCGGCATAGTAGAGTAGCTGCCTTTAGTATTGTAGTGAAGTATTGATCCTACTCTAGCTATATATACATCATTCGTCTCACAGTTTACCATGCTCAATGCATATGATCCTTCAAGAGCAGACAACACTTGCTTTATAGTATTAACCTGATTTTTGTTTACTTGGGTAAACTTTTCTAACAACTCGACAATTACTGCTGTATCAACTGGATTCTCTAAAAATCTTGTATGCTTTCTTCTTAACTTCTTTTCGTTAGTTAGAACACCATTATGGCTTACTAACCACGTCATAGATTCAAACGGGTGAGATGTATTATAGTTCCAAGTTCGTTTAGCTGAGGTAGGTGCTTGGACGTGACCGAGAAGATACTCTATATTCTTTTTCCCAGCATAGTTAAATTTATCGAAGTTTATATCACCTTCGTGTTTAGCAATATATTGATCGTCGTCTGACAAGCATACAACACTACTAGCAAAATTACCACGTTGCTTATTAGCTTCATACAAAACCTCTAACATTGATTTATCAAAAGAGCCAAAAATAGCGCACATAACATATGTTAATATATCTTATCTGATAATCAATCTTCCCAATCAAACTTAAATCCTGGCTCCCACATATGGGAGTTATCTACATAACGACTAGATGGTCCTTCAGGTCCTTCTTCTCTAATTCGTTCACAGATTTTTCTCATCCTTAGTATATGTGGGCTAGGGTCAGAAACAGACTGTCTACGTTCAGCAGGTATCCTCCAAAACAAATCAATAGTACCAAACTTTTTGTCTTTAGCAAGACTATAATCTGGGTAATCAACACCGTCGATAGTAAACCATTTTTTCTTTTTCTTTTTAGTTTTTTCGATTCCTAGATTCTTAAGCGTCTTTTTACCTAAACCCTTTACCTTAAACAGATCGTCATTGTTTCGAAACGGTCTAAAGCCTACAATACGTTTAGCTGTAGTCCTCCCTACACCAGGTAGTTTATACAGCTCTTTTTCAGTCAATTTGTTAAAATCCTTATAATTTAGCTTCATAGGTATAAATATATTATATGAGTTCCTTCGATTTT